GACTTTTCAAAAGTGATGATGGACAGAGGTTTCTAGAGGATCTCGCAAGAAGAAACCATGTTTTTGATGTAATCACAGTAGAGAACCCCCAGATAAGTGCCTTTCGAGATGGAAGGAGAAGTGTAGTAGTTGATATTATGAACTACCTTGGATTAGACACAAAGGATTTGGAACGTCTTGCACGAGAATCCACAGATGGAAGAGACGAGTACAACCCAGACTGAGGCACCCCCCTCTGCAGAAATGCAAGGAGGAGGGTCAATCCTTGGAGGAACAGGAGGATCTGCATCTACAGATCCACTTGCACTAAACACAGAGAGCTTGCCTGAAGACATCAGGCATGAACCAGTTTTGAAGAACTTCAAATCTTGGGATGCACTCGCAAAGAGTTACATTCATGCAAACAAGAAGTTGGGAGTTCCTTCAGAGCAGTTGCTGCAACTTCCACAAGGAGAGAATGCAGACTGGAATGGAGTATTTTCCGCACTAGGAAGACCAGAATCTCCAGAGGGCTATGAGTTGAACGGCACAGGAGACTTGGCAGATGGTTTTCGACAACAAGCACATCAGTTGGGACTAAACCAGAAGCAGGCATCTGAACTTCTAAACTGGTACAGTGACACTCAAGCAAGTGTGGACGAGAAGGATAATGAGGATTTTGCATCAGAGCAAGTTCAGTGGGTCGCCCAACTCCAGAAGGAGTGGGGAGATTCCTATGTCAAAAACAAACAGTTGGCAGAGAGGGCATTTCATCAGTTTGCAGATGAAGACGCACTTGATGTCATGAACAAGACAGGGTTGGGAACTCACCCTGCGCTTGTAAGGATGTTTGCCCAGATTGGACAGATCCTCACAGAGGATGGTGCATTGACAGGCAATCAAGAAGGTCGAATTGGAGGAATCTCTTCAGGATCTGCAAAGACAAGAATTGATGAACTTCTAAACGACAAGGATTTCACAGAGAGGTACTACAACCAGTACCACCCACGGCATTCGGATGCCGTGACTCAAATGCAACGACTATACGAGGCAGCAGGTTAGTCAGATAACCGTAATGGCCTGACCTGAGATCTCTGAGTCGGACCTACCTCTGGTAGATAATCCGTCATTCGTGAGTCGAAGCGAGTAATCGTTTCACCAAAACAAGGACGGATTATGTCTACGCAAGTAACAACTGCATTTGTCAAGCAGTACATGGCAAATGTGGACTTTTTAGTCCAACAGAAGGGGAGCAGACTGCGGAATGCAGTCACGCTCAAAACCGGAGTTCGTGGAGAAGAAGTCTTCATGGACCGGGTTGGATCAACTGCACCACAGAAGGTGACTTCTCGACATGCAGACACTCCACTCATCTCCACTCCTCATGACCGCAGGCGAATCACTCCAGTGAGTTACAACTGGGGAGATTTGATTGACAATGTTGATCGTGTGAAGATGATCATTGACCCCACCAGTCCCTATGCCCAGAACGCAGCATATGCAATGGGCAGGGCAATTGATGATGAGCTTCTGGATGCAATCAGTGGAAGTGCCTATGGCGATTCCTCTGGCACTTCTGGATCTGATGCATCAACGGCAATCGCTCTTCCTGCGGCCCAAAAGGTTGCAGTCGATTTCCACACCTATGACACAGGGTCAGGAGACAAAGGTCTCACGCTTGGAAAACTGCTGAAAGCACGGGAAATCCTGGGTTCCGGAGAAGCAGACGATTATGGTCTGGATGGATCTCCAAACCTCTTCTGTGCAATCAATTCAAAGCAGATTTCCAACATGCTTGCAGACTTCTCAATGGGAGGTGCATCTGGGGTTCAGGGAATTAGTGCTGCATCAGCAGACTACAACTCTGTCCGTGCCCTGGTTGCAGGAGAAATTGATACCTTCATGGGATTCAAGTTCATCCGCACTGAGCTTCTCAACACCGATTCCAGCAGTGACCAACTGGTTGTCTGTTGGCATCGTTCAGGAGTTGGCCTGGCAGTCTTTGATGATATACGGGCAAGGATCTCTGAGCGTCCAGACAAGCGTTATTCCACGCAGGTCTACTATGAAATGACGATTGGCGCAGCACGTCTGGAGGAAGAGCGGGTTGTCGAAATCGCATGTGATCCTTCTTAACCAAGAGCCAGGAGATTAGAAATGGCAACAACTTACGGGAACAATAAGCGCAAAAGCGTTTCCTCGATCACTAGCCCCACAGAGATGGTTTCTGTGGCGCAACAAGGTGGTCGTCTAAGGGTCATGTATGACACTTATGAAGCTGACGGGAACACTGCCACTAACAACTCAGGTGCTAACGGCACTGTAATTGTTATTGGAACACTTCCAAAAGGCGCAAGAATCTGGAACATCATCGTTCAAGCTGATGCTTTGGGTTCAAGCGTGACTCTGAGTGCTGGATATGCAGCACACACAAACAGTGATTCTGGAGCATCAGTCGCACTTGATCTTGTTGCTTTCATTGCTGCAACTGCAATGAACACAGCAAAGAAGGTGCTAACCATGTCATGGGGCTTAACTGCTGCTGCCGCACAAAGTATAGACAACCTTGGATTTGAAGGTGTTGACAAGAATGGAACTGATATCGTTATTGATATTGATGCCGCTCATGCAACTGGCACCATCAAATCAGCAATTTTCTATACTTTAGACTGACGTGCGAGGTGTGGATGGCAACAGTTGCCATCCCTAGTACAACAAATTGGGTCGGTCTCTATCGGCCCTTTTTGTTGCATGGATACTTATGTCCAGAATAACCTTGGAAAAGGATGACTGATGGCTTCCGTGGTAAGCATCTGCAACATTGCACTCTCAAACCTTGGAGATGAGAAAATCGCCTCTCTCTCTGAGAACAATGACAGGGCACGAGCATGTGATTTGAGGTATGAGGATGTCAGAGATGCAGTTTTGAGATCATACCCGTGGAATTGTGCAACCACTCGTGTTGAGCTTGCAAGGTCAACCACAGATCCTGTCTGGGGATTCACCTACAGTTTTGCACTTCCCTCTGATTGCCTGAGAGTTCTTGATGTCTATGATTACACAGTTCCATTCTCAATTGAAGGAAGGTTTCTTCTTACAGATAACACAACTGCAAAGTTGAAGTATGTTGCAAGAATCACTGATCCAAACGATTATGACATTCTTCTTCAACAGGCAATTGGAATCCGTCTCGCATCTGAGATTGCAGAGGCACTCACAGGAAGGACAGAACTCAAAGCAGAGATGTACCAGAAATATCTCCTGATTCTCACAGAGGCAAGAGGTGTGGATTCCCAAGAGAAGGGGATGCCTTCAGTAATTGAAGCAAACGATTTCATCAATGCACGTTTTGACACCTCCTACCTCTTGAACACCAGCACCACCATCTGATGGCACGGGTTCAGGCACTTCAGGGGAGTTTTGTAACAGGAGAGATTTCTCCAAAGTTACAGGGGAATGTCCTCTTGGAATCATACAAGAGTTCACTAGGAACCTGCCTGAATTATGTTGTTGTTCCACAGGGTGCAGTGATGAGGAGACCTGGCACTAGGTATGTGACTCCAACCAAGAATGATGGAGAAGTACGTCTGATCCCCTTCAATTTTGGACAAGGACAATCCTATGTGATTGAGGCAGGCGCAGCATACTTCAGGTTCTTCACTGCAGATGGAGTGTTGATGGAAGAAGCATCAAGTTCCACTCCACTGGAAGTGACAACAGACTCTGATGGAGATGCAGTTCCATATGGAGTTGCAGATCTTGATGGGCTTTCTGTCACCCAGAGTGCAGATACCCTCTTCATTGTCCATCCGAGTTATCAACCCTTCACTCTCAAGCGCACAGGCACCTACAATTGGGTGTTTGCAAAACTGGAACTCAAGCATGGTCCCTTTGATCCTGTCAATGTCTCAGACACAGTTCTTCATGTTGATATGACCACAGTGTCATTTGACAAGGAGAGGATGACAGATATCATCCAGACTTCTGATTACATTGATGTTACAAATGAGAGATTCAGTGTTACAAAACATCCCTTTGTCAATGGACAGAAGATCTACTTTGTATCCTCAAGTTCCTTGCCCGGAGGAATCCTTGTAGGGCCAGAAAAGCAATACTACATCATCAACTCCACTGAAAACACATTCCAAGTGTCTGAATTGTATGGAGGAACTCCAGTAAATGTTGGTCCATCTGTAGGATCAGGAACCCTCACAATCTGGAAGGATTTTATTCCAAAGGATACAACAATCACCCTGACAAGTTACAACCTTCTTAGTAATTGCAACTTCACTGCGTCTGATAACAAGTTCAACAAAACCGCGCATGGATTTGCAAATGGGACAAAGATGCGCTTTGTCAGATCTGTTCCTGTAAGTGAATTTACAATAGAGACTATCTACTATGTGGTTGGAACAGATACCAACGATTTCCAACTGGAAGCATCAGTTGGTGGAGGTGCAATCACAGGAGCAACCAACTTCCAGGCAACAACTCTTCATGCAAATGGAATTCTTGGAATCAACTCTGACACAGGATTTCAAACCACTGATGTCAACAGGTACATTCGATTAAACAATGAGATCTATCCTCACATTCGTTGGGGATACGCACAAATTGCAACAAGATCCTCCACCTCTGTTGTCACTGCAACAGTTAAGGAATCCCTTGCAAATGAATTCACAACAAAGGAGTGGGCACTTGGTGCATTCAGTGGAACAACAGGGTATCCCAGGACTGTTCAGATCTACCAACAGAGACTTGTTTTTGCAGGAACCACCAGTGAACCCCAGAATATCTACTTCTCAAAAACAGGAGATTTCAACAACTTTGCAACCACAGAGGCATTTGGAAAGGATAGTGGAAGTGTGGATTCCACAGGAGCAAAGATCGTTGTAGAGCAGATATTTGATGACAATGCAATCACCCTTCAGATTAGTTCAGATACAGTTGATCTCATTGAGTGGTTAAATGAGGATGCACGTCTCTCTCTTGGAACCTCTGGAGGAATCTTTCAAGTGTATGGATCAGATACAGACAGCACCCTCACTCCATTCAACTTTACAATCAAGAAAATCACAGATTGGCCCTCCGAGGACACTGCACTTCCTCAGAAGATTGGGAACAACCTGTTGTATGTCCAACAGAATGGACGAAAAGTCCGGGAATTGATCTTTGATAATGAACAAGAGAGATACAGTGCAGATGACATCTCCATCCGCTCAGAGAACCTCACCCAAGAGGGAATTGTGGAGATGACATACCAAGATCAACCACATGCAATTTTGTGGTGCAGGAAGGCAGATGGGAAACTTGCTGCCTGCACCTATGTGAGATACCAGCAAGTGATTGGGTGGCATCGTCATGAGATTGCAGGAACCCACACAGAGGCAACCCTGAACTATGGAACACATGCAAAAGTTGAGAGGATGGTTTCAATTCCACGGACCAACTATGACCAGATATGGTTTGTTGTAAAAAGGAGCATTGATCTTGGAGTTGTAACTGCAGATGCATCAACAGATAAACTTGCACTCAGTAGTCATGGAATGGTGAACACAACACGAGTTCGATTTACAACTACAGATACCCTACCTGCAGGGCTTAGTGTGGACACAGATTACTATGTTGTTAGCACCGCAACCAACGATTTCAAGGTTTCCACTGAATCAGGAGGAAGTGCAGTCAACATCACAGACACAGGAACAGGAACCCACACTGTAAGGATGATGGACCGTAGGTATGTGGAGTACCTTGATAAATTCTATGATTCCTCTGAGACTGATGCAAATGC